AACGTGAGTATCTCAACGACATCAAGATTCACTACTACACAGCTCTGCGTCAGTGGGCTAATCCAAATCTCAGCGACAAGCTGCGCAAGAAATGCCGTGCGCGTGTAGATCGTCTACGCACCCTGTGGGATCAAGAGAACAATACCAATCTTCGCCAAGTCTCCTTTGACTCACACGAAGCCCTTGGTTCCTCTGCTAACTTCGACACAGTCGAGCTGCCCACAGAGACCGAGCGCACAGTTCGCAGACGTGAGTATGCTACAACGTTCAAGCAAGAACCCGAGTGCGATCCAGACGACGCACGTAACATTCGGGACACGCAACGTAGCAATCGCGGTAGACCTCGTGGTTCCATTGGCGTTCTCGCTGGTGTCTACGACAACACGGATCCCGAACCCAGCTACCGTTCACCAGAGCGCAAGCGGTTGTTGATCAAGACTTACCTAGGTTCCGACAATGCTCAAGACATCGAGCTTGCCTACTCTATGATCCCCATGCGACGCAAAGATCACGAGTCCGATACCGACTGGTCTGTGCGTCTGACAAAGAGACGTCGTAACCGTGACGTGCTCATCTCCAAACTTCGTTCATAATATAGACTGCTGCTCAGTCAGGCTTTCACGAGTCTGGCTGAGTAGCTTTTTTTACCGCCGAGGGTTTGCTCTAGGCACAAAGACTAAAGAGATAAAATAATTGTTATGGAAATCATGTTTCTCAGCTTCATCTGTTCTATATCTTACTTGGTTATACTTTGTAAGATGTTTTCACTCAAGTTCGTAGTAAAGACTCAAGTCCTTTGGGACATCGTTTTTACTTTCGGTATGCCCGTGTTATTTACTGGTACATTCAGTGGCATGGCGACCGCATTTATCGCAGGCATTATGTTTTCCTGCATGACCTATTTGTTGGCTGTGTTGTCTAGCGATAGCATACTCGTCAGGTTGCTCTCAATTCCATATGGCAAAGAGACTAACACAGCTAGCAGCTACCATACTCATCCCCCTCGCTTTAGACGTCGCTAAATGTGTCCTAAACAGAGTCGCGTATAAAGTTATGAGAGGTCGGTCAAGAAGGCGATGTAGGTAGTTACATAAAGTAGCCACCTTGCTACACAGCAGGGTGGCTACAATATGAACACGATATACACATCAAACAACTAAGCCAGCATCCTGCTCCCAACAACTCCTCTTGTCAAGCACAAAGAGATAATATTTTTGAGCATGTCGCTCATCAAACAAAAAACCACACATATATATACTATGTCAAATACAACTACAGTCCGTTACGGTATGTCTAATTCAGTCAGCCGTTCGTTCGACATTGAGGTTACCGTTGGTAATCTACTCAATGATCGTTCTATCCTCGGTGCACTCTCTGCACCAGAAGGCTGCGTAGCAGTCAGCAATGGTGTCACACTATCGCACGAAGCGTTAGTTGATGACTACACGTCCATCACACTTGAGCGTCAGGCATCAAGCAAAGCATAACCTAATGCCTCTGCCTATTCATCGTAGGCAGGGGCTTACTATTTACTATGTCACAATACAAATCCGAAATAATCCTAGGCGAAGACGGTTTCTTTAGAAAACGTGAGACTAGAGAATCTGTTATACAATGCGCAGAAAATGCAATCCTCGACTGCATTGTAGAACCACAACTGGTAATTAACCCAGTACAAAGCTACGGCGAACTAGATGTACCTGTACTCGATGCAGAATACAGCAGTATGCCTTACAATGTGTTTTATGGTTATCAAAACAGAGAACCATACACCACAGTAAATGCCTTTGTACACTTACCTGCTGGCTTCCCACTACCAAAGACTGACTTACTCAAGTCGGATCATCTAACACAGTATGCTGGTGAAGACGTTTTCAAAATATGTCCACGAAGACAAGACGGCAACAAGAATAATGATAATGCTGTCAGACCAAACAATCTGATAACGTTCAAGTCTCCAACACACAGAATGTACATTCTGCTCAAAAACATACCAATCAGTACAACAAGGCAGACCATTGGACCCTTTAATCATTCAATTAAAGCGTACTTGTTTGGTATTAACGATGAGACAGGCACAGCTGTTACCTTTGCTTTGCCCAACATCTATGACACAGGTCAAATCTGCACAGGCAACAGTGAATTTGTTCCAAGGACTATTAATATGTATTCCTTAACATCTGCTAACATGGAATCAATTGTCAAAGAGTTGATGTTTAACATACACACAACGCAGATAAACAACGACTTACGTATGGAACACGCTGAAGAAAAGTATCTTGTATACAAAAAAGATGAGATAACTGGCAGTTACTTCATCCAAAACAAACAAGAACAAGATTACATGCATCAAGCAATGAACAACGAGCCTAACAACTACGACTCGTTTCACAGATCTATGTCACAAGAATACATCAACCAATTTACAAAATGGCTACAATCACTGAAGCAGTAACACAAGTAGATTCGTTACATCAACGCTATGATCGCCGATGGCAACTTGGCGAGCACAGTTACAATACTCAAGAGATTCAACAACGCGATCTTGAGATTAGGGACGTGCATGGTATTGAACACGGTCTATCGGGACAAGATCTTCGTATCTTATTTAAGATACTCAAAAAAGACTACGAAGACTGCGGTCGCAAACGTGGCGCAATCCTCCGTTACATTAAGCATTACAGAGAGGTAACAGATAACGCAAAGCCAAAGCTTTCTTTATCTAAGTTACACAGAAATCTAACTCGACAACCACTATGAAACCAAAACTAAAAGCCCTAATCGTAGGTGCAGGCGGCGTAACCAGTTACATGCTACCAGCACTTAAAAACAGTTTTGACTTGCAGCTTACGCTCATCGACGGCGACGTCCTTGAGAAACGTAACCTTGACCGTCAACTCTTTCGCAACAATCACGTCGGCATGAACAAAGCCGAAGCACTAATGCGCACGTATAACTTTCGCAAAAACGAAGGACAAATCGTACGTGGGTACTTCGACAAAGACATGCTTGACACAGAGTACAAATTCTTCTTTCACGAAGCTGACGTACTTATCTGTTGTGCAGACAACCATCCAGCACGTCGTCATCTATTGGAAGCAGCAATACAATTGGACAAACCAATTCTAATTTGTGCTAACGAATACTCAACCAGTCAAGCGTATTACTTTGATCCCAGACTGATGCAACAGTATCCAATGATGAACCCACTTCTCAGGTATCCTGAGCTACGAACCTCAAACGAAGGTTCCCCAATCCGTTGTCAAGGTGAGGCGCTGGAAGCAACGCCACAACTAGCAATAGCAAACCAAACAAGTGCCTCCCTTGGCAACCTTCTTCTATGGCTGTGGTTCTCAGGAACTGACACTATTGAAGATCACATGCCTGTAGAATACCAAACAACGTTCTCACGCATTGAAACAATCACGCTCGCTGATTTAATTAACATCCAAACACCAACTCACAATGTCCAATAAATATGTTGTATACGATAACGAAGTATTTGAACGCGTTAATCACCCGCTGTTCACTACCTACCGACTGCGCGAAGTCCCAGAAGTTCCAACACTTGAACCAAAGTGGTACGGTAAAAAGATACCGCTAGAAATGTGGAATGACATTCTTGCGTTTATGAAGATTAGTTACGATAAACTAAAATCAGAAACATTACTATTCTTATACTATGATGAAGACAACACTGAAAGTCCTTGGTCTTATTGGGTTCCACCTCAAACAACTAGTGGAATGTCTGTTAAGTCCGATCCCACAAATCCAGAGTTTTCAAAACAACGTGCCGCCTATCCTGACACCTTGTTTGGTACTGTTCATCATCATTGTAGTACATCTGCTTTTCAATCAGGAACTGACGAAGCAGACGAAACAAACCGTGAAGGCTTTCACTTTACCATCGGTAACCTTAACGACAGAGACACCTGTGACATACATCTTCGATGCACACTAGGCGGTATCTGCGTAGATATTGATGACTTGTCAATAATACTACCAGACGTTCCATCTTTGTTTAAAAAGAACATTAAAACTCTTACACCAAAGATGCAAGAAGTAGAGCTTGAATACAAACAAGAACAATACGCAAAGCTACCAGACATCACAAAGTATAACTTTGATGATGAGCTTCAAAACGTAACTAAACCTGTTTGGCAACCAAGTCACACAACAAAAAGTTATTCATATCAAACTAGACAAGCAGCTTTTAACTACGGCGACGACTACTGGCAAGAGCCAGACATGGACCCTGTAAAAAAAAGTTCACAGCAAATAGATGACATTGTTACTGACATCATTGTAAACATTGAGTCAGATGATAAATGCGAAGCTAGTATTTGCGACTACTACACAAAGTTTGAATCCAAACATTCTCATTATTTAGTCGAAGACCTTATTTATGGTAGAGCCGAAGATGATGAGTATGAACGAGTTATAAGTCAAATGTTACACAATGACTTTTTCTTATCGACACCAGATGGTAAGTACTTTGAATCATTTGTCACTGACAAATGTAAACAACACAAAACAACAATAGACGACGTAAAAAACGCGTTATTTAACTATGAAATCGGAGAAACAGTTCAATCAATGGTTGACGAAGCAATTCTATGAATCAAGCAAAACAAAAGTGTGCGTACAACGCATCGAAACTACTACGGGAAACGGAGTACCTGATTTACTGGTCATCCAACCGTCTAAGATCTTGCTTATTGAGAGCAAGTTTGAAACTAGAAACATACGCCCTGAACAGGGAGCGTTCCAAATTAAAGCCAATGAAATCATGAGAGACGGCAATAATGTATGTTGTACATTATCTGCCTATCCCAAAACCAACCGTCTTGTGTATCAGACATTTAATGCACAGTCAATTACAGAAAACGGTTTAGAACCAACACAACCAATTGAGTTTACTCTTGACGCAAATGGCTTTGCAAACTTTCTTAAACACATTAAATAACTTTGGCATAGCGATCCACAAAGTAAGTATGATTAAACACCATACCGAAAATCTGGTTCCATCCCCCAATCTAGCGACTCTATACGGCTAGACAAATTGTATAGACTAGGCGATTTGCTGGCGACCCTTACGAGGCTGTATCCGAAGCGTCCTTCCTAGATAACGGGACTAGTTTACTCTAGTTCCGCCAATTTCTTACTATGACACAAATACCGCTAATAACACTGCTTCTTGCTTTGACTCACGTTGAAAGCAATGACAAAGATAACGCCATCGGCGACAACGGCACATCATATGGTTGCTTACAAATAAAAGCAATCTATGTAAAAGACGTTAATCGTATATTAGGCGAAGAACGATACACACATGAGGACGCGTTTAACCGCGCAAAAGCTTACCACATGTTTATTATATACACTGACCACTATGCTACTGAAAGACGCTTAGGTCGTGAACCTACAACCGAAGACCGTGTGCGCATTCACAACGGAGGACCCAACGGTTGGAAAAAACCCCATACAAAAGCTTATTGGAACAAGGTAAAAAAGATGGTATGAAAACACGAACACACAAAATTCTATTTGGCACAGCTTGTCCAAACTTTAAAGATTGGGCTGAGACTTCAGATATACCTTATGAAAAAGAGGGTGAATGGGACTACATCTCTTACATAGTAAATTGGCACAATGTAATGCACTGTAAGACACCTAGCCCTTACCTAAGCGAGTTACAGCAAGCGTTCAAAAACAACCCAGAGATTGAAAACATAACCCTTGAAGTAATTTAAGATATGAAAACGCCAAACAAAGACGCATATGTTATGTCATGGTGCATGATCATTGCAGGAATACTTTTAGTTGTAACTCTAATAATGGAAAACCTATAAAAATATAAACTTATGCAAGACTTAGACCCTGAAACACTGCACAACCTACTTAACATGGTTGAAACTAAATCCCAAGAAATACTTGATAAAGACCCAGATCAAGAGATTCGACAAGCAGTTAAATGGGCAAAGGCTAAGGGTCTAATACGTAAAAAAACAGACATTGAGATACACAACGAATTGCTCAGCAAACCGTGGCTCAAAGTTAACCGTACAATACGTGCCAATATAGACGAGCAAAAAGAAGACCAATAGCTATGCAAATACCTTTATTTGAACCAGACTCGTTGTGGCGACCACCGTCAATGTTACCACAACTAGGTAACATCGTAGCCATTGACCTTGAAACATGTGACCCAAACCTCAAGCAACGTGGAGCAGGTTACAAACACAACGACGGACACGTTGTTGGTATCGCACTTGCAGACGAACACACAGAAATATATTTACCATTCGCTCACATGAGTGGTGACAACTTAGATAAAAATATAGTCCTTTCATACGTGAGTAACATAGTAAAAGAAAGCAAAGAGTTAATCTTTGCAAACGCAACCTACGACCTAGGCTGGCTTGAGACGGTTGGAGTTACTGTCTCAAGCCACATTAGGGATGTTCAAGTAGCCGAAGCTTTGATTGACGAAGAAAAGTTTTCATACTCACTTAACTCATTGTGCAAAAAATACTTAAACACTACAAAAGAAGAAAAGCATCTTGAAGAAGCTGCAAGAGCTTACGGAGTAGATGCAAAAAGTGGTATGTGGAAACTACCTGCACGACACGTAGGTTTGTATGCAGAACGAGACGCCCGTTACACATGGGACATATATCAAAAACAAATCCCATTGCTTATACAAGAAGATGTATGGGATGTGTGGCAACTAGAGTGTGACCTCATCCCCGTACTTCTGCACATGACACTCAAAGGTGTGCCTGTTAACCTTAGTAGCGCAGAACAACTAAATGATGAGTTAAAGAAACGTGAGCAAAAACTTACAAACAAGTTTAAAAACCTAGACATTTGGTCGCCACCACAGCTTGGTCGTTACTGCGAAAACTTAGGACTTGTTGTGCCTCGTACAGACAAAGGCAACTACTCCGTATCTAAAGACTTCTTAGAACATTGCGACCACCCAGAGGTCAAACAGATACAAGAAGCTCGTAGCATTAACAGACTCCGCAAAGTGTTTATTGAAGACATCATACTAAAAGGTAATCACAAAGGTTACATCCACGCTGAGTATAGACAAACTGCGTCTGACCACGGTGGCACTAGGTCTGGTCGCCTTTCATCTCGTAATCCCAACATGCAACAAGTACCTAAACGTAGCGCTATTGGTAAACAAATACGTGCGTTATACATAGCCGAAGAAGACAAGCTCTGGTGCAAAGCAGATTACAGTTCCCAAGAACCCAGACTCCAAGTACACTACGCGTTACTTGGTCAGTTTGGTAAGCCACTACCCAAGGCAGTCGACGCACTAGAATCTTTTAAGAAAGGTGANAAACTATATTCATTCTTTGAGAAAGCTACAGGGNTACCTTACGATACCTGCAAAATGCTTTGCTTAGGTATTAGTTATGGTATGGGCAATAAAAAAATGGCTACAACTCTTGGTATATCCGAAGAGATGTGCACAACGACTCAGCGTAAATTCAACGCTGAAGCACCCTTCCTTAAAATTTTATTTGACAACGTAATGAACCGAGCAAACAGAGTCGGACATATCCGAACCATACTAGGTCGCAAAGCACGCTTTGACTTTTGGACACCAAGCTTTGGTGACTCTCCAGTAAAGACACGAGAAGCAGCGGAACAAAAGTATCCAGACCAACAACTAAACAGAGCTTTTGTTAGCAAGGCGCTAAACAGGCTAATCCAAGGCTCTGCTGCAGACCAAGCAAAAAGAGCCATGGTGGATGCGCACCGCGCTGGCTTTGATTTACGCCTTCCAGTTCACGACGAAATTAACTGCATGGTCAATTCTGAACAAGAAAGCCTTGACTTAAAATTAATCATGGAGAATGCTATCAAACTCAAAGTACCAGTCATTGCCGACATAGACCTCGGACCTACTTGGTGCTAACAACAATATGGACATACTAAAAACTGCACTAAACCTAACAACTAAAGATCGTCACGATGATTATGGAGACTGCAATATTGAACTCGACAGAGTAGCAACTATGTGGTCTGTAATCTTTCAAACAGACATTACACCCAACCAAGTAGCTCTAGCTATGATTGCTTTAAAAATCACTAGACAGATGCACGCTAACAAAAGAGATAATTGGGTTGATATTGCAGGATATGCAAGAATCGGAGACATCGTAAACAAGAACACAAAATAACAATGAATGATCCACTACTAGAAGAATCAGATATTATTCCTATTGGAGATATCACACTAGAACAACCACGAGATATTCCAATTAGCGAACTCACCGCTAAAGCAGAAGAACTCGTTCAACTAGACGAGGATGTACTCGGACTAGAAAAAGAACTGTCAGAGCTTAAGCAAGTGCGCAAGACTGTGGCAGAAGAACACATCCCAATCATTATGGAAACTGCTGGTGTTGATACACTACAACTAAGCGACGGCAAAAAGATTGCAATCAAAGAGTTTGTAGACGCTCGTATCCAGAACCCAGAGAAAGCGTTTGACTGGTTGCGTGAAACTAACAATGAGTCAATCATAAAAAATGAGATTAAAATCCAACTCGGAAGAACAGAGGATGATAAAGCTCGAGAGATTGTAGAAACAATACAAAGAGAGTTTGGGATTGATGCTGATGTTAAAATCACCATTCACAACGCAACACTCAAAGCCTTTTGCCGTGACGCACTGGAAGACCCAGAGCTAGCGGCATCTATGCCTCGTGAAGCCTTTGGTATCTACCAAGGTAAGCGAGCAAAAGTAACAAAGTAACAAAAGTAACCAAAAGTATAATAAGAAACCAAAAGTAAATATGGCATTCGATATAACAACCGTAGCAGGCAAAGGCACAGAGAATCTGGATTCAGGTTCCGCTATGCCTTTTATCCGTATCCTACAGGATATGTCCCCTCAACTGAAAAAACAAAAAGAAGAATACATCGAGGGGGCAGAGTCTGGTGACTTGTTCTTTAACAAGAACAAAACAGTAGTACAACAACCTGCCCAAATCATCCCATGCTTTACACAGTCCGTGTATACAGAATGGGTTCCACGTAGTAGCGGTGGTGGCTTTGTAGCCACACACCCACTAAGCGTCACATCTAACCCTAAATATGAAAAGGGTCGTGACCGTCAGTATGACGAATGGCTTGGTGAAAACGAACTGCGTTTCACAACATACTTCTTTGTTCTACTCAACACCAATGGTGAGTGGGAACAAGCTGTTATTCCGTTTACGGTATCTCAGCTTAAGATTGCAAGGAAGTTCACAAACGACATCAACCGATTCCGCTATGAAGATGATAATCTCAAAGGTGTTGTACCCCCTCTCTTTGCTCAAAAATGGGAACTGGGAACAACATTGGAAACAAACAAAAACGGTGATGACTACTATAACTTCAGCATTAGCAACAGCACTCCGCTGGATTTGGAAGCAGACGAAAACCTGCTTGCATTGGCTGCTGAAGCATACAGTTCCGCTGTTGATACTCCTCTGTTACAAACTTCGGAGACTCCTCAGTTGGTTGACTCAGCCACTGAAGCAACTCCGTTCTAAACTACAGAAGTAACGCACACCTTAACCTTGGGGGTTCATTCCCCCAAGGTTTTTTTGCCATGATACCACTTACACACCTAGCAACACAATTCAACGAACTATTTAAACCAAACCCAAACGTTTTTGGTCAGACAAAACTGACTGGCAAAGTTCGTGACAGGGATGGCAAACAAGACTCTAAGTCTTTTCTCGTAAAATCTGAGTTAACTGTTGATGTGTGGGAACAACACATCAAAGGCGAACGACTGATTGGTTGTACACCAATCCTTGAGAACAACAAGGTTATGTGGGGTGCACTAGACATCGACGTATACCAAGACTCTAGCACTATAGAAGACTTACGAGCTAGTGTAAACGAACACAAGCTACCGTTTGTTGTCTGTCGTTCTAAGTCTGGTGGCGCTCACGTTTACTTATTCATGTCTGAAGCAATACCAGCAAAAGATATGATTGACAAACTAAAAACATACAGCGCGTTCTTTGGTCAGGGGGTCTGCGAGATATATCCGAAGCAACCAAAGATAGGTAGTCGTAAAGACGATAGCAAGTATGGCAACTGGATAAACATGCCGTACAGTGGTAATCCAACCTTGCAATATGCCATTGATGAAGAAGGTCAGGCACTAAGTCCAGAAGCATTTATTGAATACGCAACAAAGCGTAGATTATCAGTAGAAGATTTTAGCAACCTTAAAGTACCTAAGTTAGATGCCGACGGGTTGTTGCCAGAAGGTCCACCTTGCCTGAATTATATATTCGAAAAGAGAACCAAAGAATCAGAGAACCGAAATGTAACATTATCCAATGTAGCAGTATACCTCAAAAAAGCAGAACCGTCGGACTGGAAATCAATGCTTCATAAATTCAATAAGAAGTTTTCAGAGCCACTACCTGACAGAGAAGTAGACGCCATAATAAAGTCCTACGAAAGAAAGGACTACAAGTATCAGTGTGCCCAAGAGCCACTGTGCAGATACTGTGATGCCAAGATGTGCGGACAACGCCGTCATGGTATCGGACAAGAAGAGTTCCTGCCAAACAATCGTTCGCTTCTTCAACTCAAGAGTGACCCACCCCTGTGGTTCCTGACTCTAGATCACGAAGAGATACAGCTAACGACCGCTGAGTTTGACAACTTCAACAGTTTCAACCAGCGAGTAATGGAACGGCTATTGTTCAAGTATCCGCCAATCAAGCAAGAAGACTGGGTAAAGCAGCAAAACCTGCTACTCAAGAACTGCGTGCGCATCGAAGTTCCTTTCGAGATGACGCCCGTCGGACAGTTTGTTGAATATCTGTCCACGTTCTGTGCCAACGCCAGCGAAGACATCAGCCACATCAAAAACGGTGCTGTTAAACAAGCTGGTAGTTGGTACGTCTTCCGCATGGTTGATTTAAAAGACTATCTAAACCAACAACGATTCACGGAACTAGCAGACAACAGACTGCTGTCCATACTTAAACGAACACTTAAGGCTGACACCACAAGAGTATCACTCGGTGGTTCACAGATTCGTTGCTGGCGAGTGCACGGTGACAACATGCACCTCGATCCTACACAACCAATGCCCAACTTAGAAGTGGATGACAACTACTAACACAACAATATATGTAGCTAGCGCAGGAACAGGTAAAACAACTACACTAATGGACAAGCTTACAGCTTGCCTAAAAGACACTAAACCAAGCAAAGTTTGTTTTACTAGCTTTACCAAAGCTGCAGCTCAAGAAGCCATTGACCGCGCCCTTGTAAAAAACCCTGACTATGTGGAGAAAGACTTCTCTGCGTTCAGCACGCTACACGCACTCTGCTATCGACGTGTGCCGCACAAGCAAATGCTAAACAACCAAGACTACAAGTTACTTGGTCAGTTGTTGGGTCTGTCGATTACAGGTTATTCTTCACAGTATAACAACAACGCTGCAAGCACTATTGGTAAAGGTGACAGGCTATTACAGTATGAGTCGCTTATGCGCAACACGCAGCAACCAGCAGCTGCAGTTCTGGTTGACCAAGTCAACACAAAATTCAAACCTGATGAGCTAGAAGAATTCTCTAAGTTCTACCGTGAGTTCAGGGCAGAGAAAAACAAGTACGACTTTACCGACCAATTAGAATCATTCTTAATACACAAGGTAAAGCTACACGTTGACTACCTCTTCGTTGACGAAGCTCAGGATTTATCACCGCTGCAGTGGAACATCATCAACCACATCTCCAAAGAAGTTAAACAAGTGTTCATTGCTGGCGACGACAAGCAAAGTATCTTTAAATTCTCTGGTGGTGACCCAAAGTCACTAATAAACAAAGAAGGCAACCGAATAGTGTTAGACACAACCTATCGACTGCCGAAGAAAGTTCTTGCTTACGCAGAAACAGTAGCTAAACAAATCACCGAGAAACAAGATTACAGCGTTGTACCCGCCAAAGAAAACGACGACGGCTGCGTACACAACATTCGTTCACTCGATGACCTTGACTTTACCCAAGGAACATGGTTCC